TGTTTTTTTATTATTTCAAGTTCTGAATCTTCAAAAATAATATCACATGATCCGTCTTTATCACTTTGTCTAAATTTCATCTTTTTACTCCAGGGGTTCCGTAAAGGGTTCTTCCATCTTTTTCATGATGTTTATTAGGGCCATCTGCATCTACATAATGTAAAAAGCATTGTGCATGCCAATCTCCTTGGAATGTATCACGCCAATGTTTTACTTCACAACCTAAATATATAACTGCATCTCCAGGAATTATCTCTACAGGAGCACCGTCCATATAAATAGGCCACTTAGTGCCATCATTACCTATATTTACAGTTACACTTATTTCACAAGATGGTCGATCTTTATGTTTTTTTAACTCAGCTAAGTTTGTGTATATTCTCCAAAAAGAATATGTTGGTATAAGTTTTTTTCCAGTTTGTTTTTCCATAAAACTTAATTTACTTATCATTAATGATTCCATTGTTGCATCTCCATAAAAATAAGTATCTGCTGTGTCAGTGGTTTGATCAAAGTTGTCAAAATTACTTTGATGTTTCATTATACAATAATTATTTAACAATGAAATTTCTTCCTTACTTAAAAAATTATTAATTATTTTATATTTAAAATCTTTACCTATAATGCCCATGATACTACTGAATACCTTGTTCCTTTTTTAACTGGAGTTACACAATGAGGATATAAAAAATTACTTGGCCATATTATCATACGGTTTGCAACTCTATCTATTTTTAAATTATGTGATTTATCAGGTGTTTCAAATATTAGATCTCCACCTTCATAATTATCATTTATAAAAAATATACAACTTAAAGTTCTTGGTATTGGTCTTGCATGATCAATATGAAAAACATAGTGACCTCCCTCAGTATACTTTAACAGTTGAATATCATCAATTGTAACACTACCAACTGTTTTTGTATTTTCTTGGTATTTATTAATATACTTATAAAAAGTATTTAAAAAAAAATTAGCCCAATGTATTGTGGTCAAACTGTTTTCGTCTAAATTTTTTAAATGCCAAATAGTAGTGTTTCTTATTTCTTTATCTTTTTTTTGTTCATTATCTTGTACAACGTAAGCATTTCCAAATTCTTTTTTATTTTCACATACTTCATAAAGTTTTTTTAACACATTTTTTGGTAAAACATCATCATATATATTTATATAATTATTAATCAAAAGTGGATTATTTTTTATTTCCATGATTTTTTTTGCCAAAATTTGTTTTTATAATTATCTAAAATATGTTTGAAATAATAAAAATTTATTTCTGCAAATTTTTTCTCATTTCTTTTTTCTATTTTCATTTTCCAACTTTCTCTTTTAAAAGGTATAACCTGAACATAAGGTGTACCAGCTTTTACAAGTGATTTCAAAGATTCATATTTATCACCATTAATTACAATAGGAAAGTTTATTTCTCTTTCAAAAGTATCTGTGTCTACAATACCAGGTATAATTGAAAATCTATCATCAGCATTATTAAGAGGAGGCAAAAATAAAGTAGAGTATCCAGGAGGTGTTTTAATTATCCATGGATTTAATATTTTGTGAAATTTATGTTTTTTGTTTTTTTCAACATGAGGACTTCCCTCTAATTGTTGATATTCATGAGTTTCTTCATTACCGTCATAATTTAAATTTAAGTTTTTAGACATTTTAGAATCATATCTTAAGGACACAATAGCACCCGATTTCTTTTCTCCACCATAATCTACGTTATGAATAATATAATAATCTATAGGCATTTTTAACAAATAACCTGCAGTAAGAGAGTCTAAAAAAGGCATACAACCTTTAATGGTTTTTTTAGCAGGAGTATGTTGTAGTTTTTTATACCAATCAGGAACGTTTAACTTTGCAGGTATTGGTAAAAAATCTTTATTGTTTCTAATATAATCTTCTCTGCAAACAAATTTAATTATATTGTCAAACACCTTAGCGGTTTAGCAATTATTAAGGAATTTGTAAAGTGCTTAAAAAAGTTATGGAATTAGTATTACAATATTCTTCCCAACTAGAAAGCATAGGGTAAGAAAGTGCAGAAGTATCTAAATTATTTAAATAACTTAAGTAATCAGCCACCTCGCTATATTTAGGATGACCAACATTTACATCTAAAAAACTTTTAGCAACAAATTTTACAGTTTCTAAATAACGATCTAACTCTTCTTTATCATCAAAACGTAATTTTTCTGAATTTTCTGTTACAGTTGCAGACGTTCCGTTTACGACAACAGTTGCATTATTAATTCTTATATTATTAAATTCAGAATCAGAAATAGTTATGATGTCATAGAAATTTGGTGGAATATTTAAATTATCCTTATCAGAATCATTTGCTGCAATTTTATAAACACCATTATCTTTACAAATTAAATATGCCATAGTCTATCTCCTATTAACCGTTATCCCACATTGCTAATGCACCTGGTTGTCCTGTCTGTCCAGGCTGCGCAGCATTTTGACCGCCTGAGCCACCGGATCCAATTCCAGGTCCAAATAAATAAGTTGACGGCATACTTCTTGTAGCTCCTGGAGCACTTCCAGATGCACCACCTGATCCAGGTTGTTGTCCTATAGCTCCATTTCCGCCACTTCCACCATTAACAGTAAATAAACCTGGGATAGTAGTTGCCCCTCCTGTGCTTCCTGGTTGTGAAGGTGCGTTTTGTTGTGAGAAAGCTCCTCCAGATCCACCGCCACCAATAGCATAAGGTAACGGAGTTCCTCCAGTTACAGGTCCTGTGTAAAAACCAAACCCGCCTGAGCCACCAGTTCCACCATTAAATGATCCAGTACCACGGTTTCCGCCTCCGCCTCCGCCTCCTGCCCAGCAGTAAGCATAAAATTCATCAACGTCAGACGGTACTGTGTAAGTACCAGAGGCAGGTCCTCTTGTATCAAATTTAGGTTTAAAACCTCCTCCACCCGCTGCACCTGTAGAAGCAGCAGTTAATCTTCCTTGAGCGTCAACAGTAATTGATGCAAGAGTGTATGATCCTGCTTGAACTGAAGTGTTTGCTAATTTGTCAGCAGAAACAGCATCGTCAGCGATCATATCTGTTGCAACTTGCACTTCACCTATTGTTCCAGCAGAAGCTGCTCCAAGGACTCTGTTGGCAGTTGTAGTGTCTTGCATTTTTGCAAAAGTAACAGCATCATCTGCAATTTGTGATGTACCAATAGTTCCTGTAATGTTTGCAGCAGCAACTGTTCCACCTAAAGTGTCTAATGAAATTTCTTTTAAGTTTGTTCCATCAGAATATGCTGCGTAAATTTTTGCTTGATCTAAAGTAAATCCTGATCCTGATGCAGTTTTAATTGTAAGGTTAGATGGATTTGTTAAACCTGTTGCATCAAAGATATAAAATTTTTCAATTGAATCTGGTATAGTACAAACTGTGCTTGCTGCAATTGTTGCAGTTGCAAATTTGATAACCATGTTTCTTGCGTTTGAAGCAGCACCATCAGACATAACAAGTGCAAGAGTACCACCACTTGAAAGTGTTACTTGTTCAAATCCAGCTACTGCTTGTTGAATTAAGTTTAAGTTTGTGTTTGTTTTATCACCCCATGTACCAGCATTTTCACCGGTAGCCATTAGCTCTAGTTTTAGGTCACTTGAATAACTTGATGCCATAAAAAATTCTCCTTAATAATTTTTATTTTACATGAATCACGCAGCCAAATCAACTACTGTCCATGTATTTGATACTCCAAGGTCTATCTCAGACCACGCAGTAATATTAACGCTACCCACAGAAGAAGTCAATGACTGCCCTGTAGGGGTCACTAATCCATCCCCTGTAATACCTTCTTCTCCTAAAGATGATGTTATTGAAAGCCCTGATACTCCTATAATTTGACCTGGTATTTCTGCATGTTGGCCAAGTGTCATTGTAGCAGATATTCCAGTTACTGACTCATTAGTGCTTTGAATTAAAGTAATACTTCCTTGTGTTAAAGATGCCTGACTTCCTGTGACAGGCACTGGAGTTTTCAAACCACCAACAGTATTTCCTTGCGATGATGTTAAAGGTATTCCTGAAACAGATACGTTAGCATCTGCAGTATTACTCACAGATGCGATAGAGGCATCTAATTGATCTTCAGATGCTAAAACAAATATGTCTTGATCTATTTGAATAGAGAAAGATGGACTTGCAAAAGTGCTTGTTAATTGTCCAGCACTTGTTACTGAAACATTTACATCAGTGAAAGCTGTTTCATTTCCAATAGAAGAAGTTAATGATTGTCCTGAAACTAAAACAGAGAAGTTGTCACCCCAAGCAAACTCACCCCATTCACCTCTACCCCAACCTTCTCCTGTTAAAGTTGTTTCATCTACCGTTGCAGTTCCAATAGATGAGGACATAGAAATTCCAGATATAATAGCTCCAATACCAACAACTGTTTGACCAACAGCCATTGATTCTAAACTTCCTGTAACTGAAACTAATGCTGAGGTTCCCCCCACAGCATCACCAATTGTAGATGTAAATGAAATTCCTGAAGGTTCAACAAGCGCATCTCCACTAACTGATTGTAAAGATCCTATAGAAAAAGTTGCTTGAATTCCTGTAATAGTTGGTTGTGATCCTGAAAGATCACCCCATTCGTTTTCACCCCAAGTGTCACCACCCCAACCTATTTCAATAATAGCTTCAGCAGTAACACTGCCAATGCTGTAGGTTGCACTTAAACTAGATAAAGTTACATCGACATCACCTTGTGCTGCCCATTGACCTTGTCCCCAACTTAGTGCACCCCACGCATTTGACATTCATTCTTATCCTTATGCTAATCTTAAGATCGCAGCAGATGTTGTGAAAGCAGGGAACTGAATTGTAAACGTTCCTGCAGTCGCAGTTTTGTCTCCACCGAAATCTAATACAGCAACAGCATCAGTAGTATTCGATCCACCGTCAGTTGTTGTATTGTAGATTAATGCTCCTCTTGCAGTAAGAGTTACGTTTTGAAAAGATAAATCAGCAAAGTCTGTAATTGCCACAGACGATGAAACTTTTACACCCTGGTTAACAAGAGTTCCACCACCAGCTGTGTAGTTTGATGATGATACTTCGTTATTAGTTGTGTAGTTTTCAGTTGATTTACCTAAAGTTGCAGAGCTTGTATACATCGCTAACTTATATGTGTCAGAGGATGTATCAAAGTCATGCTTACCTTGTAGTAATTCTTTTTTAAAAGAATCACAGATTGCATTTG